ATGGATGACAACCCCTCTGCTGGGATGAATTATTGCGTTTACAATGCGGTGTTCGCTGGTGCGACAGGCTTGAGCGAAGGCAACCTAAAATGCACCACCACCGCTCGCGGCACGTTCGATGCAATGAGTTTTGCGAGTTACTGGGAGATTGAGGCGAACACTATGAGCGTTGTTGGCGGAGTGATAAGTGAAACCGGCACAGCAAACACTGTAAGCGTTACCAACGGCAGCACGTTTGGGTTTCGGCTCTCGGCTGCGGGGGCGTTGGATTATACGTCCAATGGAAGTAGCTGGACTTCAATAGCGACAGGCTTGAGCGGGGAGCAGTTTCCTTACGTTACTGGCGGCACAACCACGGCGAATTTCGGGCAGTCAACTTTGAGTTATTCAGTGCCGAGCGGTTATGCGGTTTTGTCCACGGGCAACCTCCCAACCCCCACAATCAAAAAGGGTGTGACGTACTTTGACACTAAAATCTACGATGACGGTGCTGGCGCAAAAACATTCGACAACGGGACAGTCTCGATGCAGCCGGACTTGGTGTGGGTGAAGTCGAGGGGAAGTTCTAATGACCACAAGTTGACCGATTCTGTTCGTGAGGAACAGAACTCGCTGGAGAGCAACACGACTGACACGGAGGTTGCCGAATCCTCCAACGTAGGGGTGATGTCTTTTGATGCAGACGGCTTTACCATTGGAAGCAGCAGTTCAACCACTGGCCCTTACGCAGACCAAACCGGAGATGGTATGGTAGCGTGGGCGTGGAAGAAGTCAGCCACAGCAGGGTTCAACATTGTAGGATGGACGGGTGATGACGATGGCTTCTCTGGAGGCACTCAAGCGGTGGCTCACGGACTCGGTGTAGCACCGGAAATGGTAATTGCGAAGAATCGGACGGACGAGGCTGGGGGAAACGGAAATTGGATTGTTTACCATAAGGACATAAGCAGCGGGGATTTACTAAAATTAAACTCGGCAGATGGAGAGTTCACGCCGAACGATACCCTCATCGGAAGTATCGGCTCGACAAACGTGTCGTTCGGAAACGACTCCATTGACAGCGAGTATCTTAATAGCAACAATGATTTCGGGAGCGGCACGCCAGACACCTACATCGGGTATTTCTTCGCTAGTGTCGCAGGGTTCAGCAAGGTAGGTGGGTATGCGTCAACCGGAACCAACCCGCTCTTCATTTGGACTGGGTTCGCTCCTGCGTTTTTAATGATTAAGAACCGTTACAGTGCTTACAGTTGGCGGATGTTTGACGCTGCAAGAAGTACGGTTAATGAACGCGACAAAACGCTTATCGCTGATATTGGCCAAGCAGAGGATGACGATAACTACCCCATAGATTTCCTGTCCAATGGGTTCGCCCTGCGCTCCTCCGAAGAAAGCGCAACCAACACTGACGGGGAAAGCTATATATATGTCGCCTTTGCAGAATTTCCACTAAAATACGCTAACGCAAAGTAAATTATTATGTATTACCACAACGAAATAAAACTGCCACTCGACCAAGGATTCAAGCTGGACGAAATCAGTTACCCAGCCAACTGGCTGCGGCTGGCATCATCAGACGCCAAGGAGGCTGTCGGCATTGAGTGGCGAGCCGACCCGTCATTGAAATTCAAGAACAAGAAGTTCTATTACAACAGGGTTGAGAACGGTGAGGTGGTATCGACGCCAAAGGATTTGGATGGGTTGAAGCGGAGGATGACTGGCGATGCAAACCGCGCCGCGCACCAGATGTTGAGTGGCAGCGATTGGATGGTGGTTCGTCAGCAGGAAGCGGGGGTTGGACTGTTGCCGCAGTGGAGTGAGTACCGGACAGAAGTTCGTGCCGAGGCCAATCGCCAGTGTGAACAGGTCGATGAGGCTACCAGCATAGAATCGTTAATGGCGATTACTGCTAATTGGCCTGAAGACCCTGACGCTGTTGCAGAGCGTGAGCGGAGAGATGCCGAGATTGAGGCTGCCAGACTTGAGAGGGAGGAGAATGACTAATTTAACAAGGATTAATCGGGTGGATAAATGAAAATAATAGACTTCAACGATATAAAAGTGGGGTTTGCCTCCGTGGGCGGTTTAGGCAACTGGATGCTGGAGATTGATACTGTCCTCCATATTCTCATCTCAGTTGCTTCACTCATTTATATCATACTGAAGATTATAGGACTAATAAGAAATAAAAAATGAAGGATAAACTGAAATCAAGAAAGCTCTGGATGGCTATTGGTGGTCTTTTGACTGTGATGGCTACCGAGTGGTTGAACCTGTCACCAGCCGTGGCAGAGAATGTGATTGGTGCGGTTGTCATTATCGTCCCAGCATACATCGGCGGGCAAAGCATCGTGGATGCGCTCAAAGAGTATTCCGCCAAGAAGAAATGATATTAGCGGCACTCAAGGGCTTGGCTGCTCTACCACGACTGGTAGATGCAGTCGAGTCTCTTGGGGACATCGCAACAGCGCAAATGGCGCAGAAGAGAAAAGATGACAAAAACAAGAAAGTGGATGAGCTTATTGATGCTGCTCGCGCTCGTCGCAAGCAGCGGTTGCTTGACCGTGAAGCTGCAAGGTTTCTCCGAGATAGCGGAAAGGCATCCGGCTGGAATGGAGACGGCGACCTCGACGGATGATGGGGCTGCCTTGATACGGGATTTGGGAAGATACATAAACGAACTTGAACGACGATTGGAGTCCGGACAATGACATTAAGCGAATTAGCAGACCAGATTACGACGAAGTTGAGCGACACTGATGCAGCGTCAGTTGCGACCTGCAAGAAGTTCCTCAACAACCGTTACCGTATGCTCTTTGAGTCGGCCCTCTGGACTAACTCAATGGGTACAGTTTCCACAGCCGTGACTGCCGAGGATGAAATCATCACCCTTTCCGATGACCCGACTGTGTTCTACTACCCAACCTCAAGCACAGTTGCCTCAACCGCCCCCAAGCTGGACTTTGTGGTTGCTATGCGGTTTACGGAGACTGGGCAGGTTGATGGTGCGGAGATTGTGGGCGCAAGCTGGATGCAATTCTTTCAGTTAGACCCGAATCAGTGGAACAACACTTCCCAGCGCAGGGCTAACCCTTCCAACTTTGTGCCGTTGCCTCCTGACGGTGACGGTAACTGCCGGATTAAGCCCATCCCAACCCCGAAAGCAGCCGGAACCCTCTTTGCCCTTGGTAAGCTCAAGTTTGTGGAGATGGGTGACAGTGATTCGCCCGTGATTCTGGGTGCGGAGAACTCCCTTTTGTCTTACGCAGAGGCGGATATGCTTGAACGTGCGATGCAATACCAGAAGGCGCAGATTAAATTTGGTGAGGCAGGGAATATGCTGCAAATCTGCCGTGACTTGGACAATGTGCAGCCTGACAAGATGAACACAATAGTGCCGATGATTGCTGACTATTGGCAGAGGACTGATTTGATATAATGCCAGTTCAATCAAACAACGTGCTTGATGACCCCATCCTTTTGGATGGTAACGACAGCTTTGTGGGTGGTCAGGTTAGCTCCACACGGGCGAACCTTGTTCCCAATGACGCCTATGTAGAGGGCAAGAACATTGACTTGGATGAGTTCGGCAATGCGGTTACTCGGCGCGGAACCGGCTTGACGCTAGGATATTTATTGTGGGCTACGGCGACAATAGACTGGGATGATGCCGAGCAATTATGGAATGGCGTTACCGCGCCGATTACCGGCTGCGCTTATTTTGATACTGAAACCACCGAGAACCTTGTCCTATCTGACGGCTCGGATACCCTGAAGATTTCAAGTGAGCCGGGAGATTTCGCCCAAGTTACAGGAAGCTCGATAGCCGCTGGCGCGATTGTTCAGTTTGCTCAACTTGTCAACAGGCTTTATTATGCGGATGGTGATGGAGCGTTGCGTTATGTGGATTCTTCCGGAGACAACCAAAGCATCAGCGCGGGAAAGGTTACTTCAATCGAGATAACGGAGAAGGGGTTAGGCTATACCAGTGTCCCTGCCATCACGTTCACGGCGTCTTCCGGCTCTGGCGGAGCGTCCACGGCTATCCTTGGTTATGGCGGTAAAGTTGTCAGTGCCACGGTTAACACCGCTGGTTCCAGTTATTCGTCCACCATTCCCCCAACCATAGCATTCACTGCTGCCCCGACAGGCGGAACTGACGCAGAGGGCATCGTCCATATCAGCCAAACCCCAAGCAAGCCCAAGCTGCTTGTTTCCGCGCATAGCAGACTATTTGCCACGAGTGCGGATACTGCCATACCCAGTGACCAAATCTATGTAAGCGACATTTTGGATGGAGAGTCTTGGGATTTGATTGGCAACAGCATCCGAGTCGGCGGTGGTGATGGCGACCCCATCATAGCCCTGACACCTTGGTACGGGTACAATATGCTGGTGTTCAAGGAACTCTCAATCTGGGTGGTGGAAGCTGACCCGTCACTTGCGGTTGCTGACTGGACAATTAAGCTAATTAATAACCGGACAGGTTGCGTGGCGGCTCGTACTGTCCAGCAGGTAGGGCCGGATGTACTGTTCCTTTCCCGTGATGGGATTCGTTCGATTAAGACGATTGAGTCCGGAGCGCAGACTGATGTTTCCCTTCCAATAAGCACCCCCATCAATGACTTGATTGGTCGAATCAATCAATCGGAGATAGGAAAGTGTTGCGCGATTTACTGGCGCAACCGTTATTTGTTGAGTGTCCCATTGGATTCGGCAACCACTCCAGACAGGGTTTTATGCTACCACCTCCTTGCAAAATCGTGGACGGGTCACTGGACGGGATGGCAACCAAGGGATTGGGTGATAACCGCTTTCGGCGGCAAGCTCCGGATGAACTTTGGCGACCAGAGAGGGGTGTTCTATACTTGGGACGATTACACTGCGGAAGACTCAACCACGGAGGAAACTTACACGGACGGCGGAACTGTTTACGAAAGCTATATCAAGTCTAGAGCCTACCGCTATGGTGAAACGTGGGGAGACAAGATAGGTTACTCGGTGCAGTTCAATCTTGAGAACATACATTCCACCTCTGTTACGTCTAACCTATATTACTACAAGGACTTGAGTGATTCAGCACAAACACTTGCGAGCAGCGTTAGCCTGACAGCAGACACCAACCTGATTAGAGAGGGCTATAACCTGCTTCCGAAGGGAAGGTTTAATCAGATTCAATTTAAGGTGCAAGCGGATGCTGGCAGACTTGCATTGCACTCGATAGAAACGTCAGCATTTGGACAACCGATAAGGCCGGAACGATGAGTACCGTACAGTACCCAGACAGCACCAGAGAGATGGCAAGGTTCCTGTCTGGCAACCTTGATTACCTCAAGGAGTGGGGTGACGAGAAGGTTCTGGGTTGGTTACAGTGGTTTGTTAATAATGGGCGATACTATGCGGTTTCCAAGGACGGGAAGCTGGTAGGATTGTCTCTTGTGCGGTATGTTGATACAGAAGAACAGTGTTACGAGCATTACACGGACACGGGTGGGCCGATTTGTTATATCGAAGCCTCTGTTAGCCGGTATCCGAAGTCCCTGAATGCCATGTACTGTATGATGTGGGATGATTTAGGGCATAAGTCAAAATGGATGGCGTGGGTGCGCCATAAATACAATGACAGGGTGACAAAGATTGATATGAGCAGGGCAAAACGCCGTTTTATGAGGAACTAGAGCTATGGGAAAAAGTACACCACCACAACCAGCAGCACCGGATTACGCCGAAGCAAATCGGGAAGCAATTTACGCAGACATAGAGACACTGCCAACGCGCCGTAAGATTGAGGCGGCAGCTAGGCTTGGTGAGAGTGTCACTTACACAATGCCCGACACAACCGACGCCCAAGGCAACACGGTTCCCGGAGAGGAAAGGACGGCTGACTTCACCGGATTCGGTGATATGCAGCTTACCCAGCAGGAAATGGATGCTGCGCTCAATCTTATTCCAACCATGTCCCAAGCACAGTTGGATAACCTCACCGAGTTTGGCCCACAATTTGTTAAGCAGCAGAGAGAACAGTTGCGGCAAATGGCTCCGGAAGAGTTTGATTTACGGGAGGAATTTGCGACCCGCTTGCGTGGCGGAGAAAGAACTTCCGAGGAGTTGGCTTCCGGTATGCCATCGGTTCCTGAATATGAGGAAGTTGATGCGCCGACCTTGGAGGACACGGGGATTCAGGCAGCGATGCGCGGGGATTTGGAGGAGTCCATTGCCGACAGGCTTGCTCTTGGGGAAGGACTTTCGGCTGGGCAAATCACGGCGATAGAGCAGGACATCTTGGGTCAGGCAGCGAAGCGCGGCCAGACGTTGAGTGGTGGCACTGCGTTACGGGAGATTCTAGGAAAGTTCAGGGCTGGCGAGGAGCTTGGAAGACAGCGTAGAGCCGAGGCTACTGGCTGGCTTGCCAGCGGGCAGGGAACTGCTGATACCCAGAACAGGTTAGCCCAGCAGAGCTTTGCTAATGCGATGGGCAGGGTACAGCAAATCAATCAGGCGCGTGGGGCTACCTTTGCCGGACAACAACAGAATATCGGGACACAGATTGGCACACGACAGCAGGATGTTAGTAACATTCAATCTATGCTTGGACTGCAAACAGTTGCCGCGCAGGGCGGGGCATTGGCCGGATTACAGCAGGGCGCATCACCGTTCACGATGCCGCAGATTGCCCGTGGGATAGGGTTAGATGCTGGAGCAGGTCAGGCTGGGGCGCAGTTCGCTGGTAACGTGTTTGGAACCCAAGCAGGTATGTGGCAGACACAAGCCCAGTTGCCGAGTGGACTGGAGAGAGGTGTCGCTATGGTAAGTCAACTTGGAGGAGCGGCTGGGAAGGCTATGACTGGATTTGGGGCGTTATAAGTAAATAGGGGAATAATTATGGCTGATGACAAAGACGATAATGGTCTGAAGAAGGCTGAAGAGGCTCTTAAAAAGGCAGAGAAGAACCCTGCGTTTGTCGGGCCTCAAGACTCACCAAAGTTCAAGGCAGCCGTCAAGCAACTTGAGAGGGCCAGAGCAAACTTTAAGGCAGCGGGTGGTGTGTCCGCTCCCCCTACTACTCTTGAGTACACAGAAAAAGAGGGATTAGACACTCCACCTGCCCCGAAAGCCCCAACATCTCCATCTGACCAAGTACGCAATGCTATGGTGGGTATGAGGCCGGAGGGGAACCTTGGCGAATTGCCCCAGCTTCCGGAGGGGCGTCCTGAAGCCGCAGGAGCGGGGCGCATACAGACCAAGGCAGAGGTAATTGCGGAAGATGCGAAGACAAAAAAACGACGAGAGAGGCAATCCAAACAACAAGCCAAACAATTAAGGGAAGACAAGAAGTTAGGTGCTGCTAATTTGGCAACAATGTTGGCAGAGGAGAAAAAGAATGCCGATACAGCAGCACGAAGGAGTGAGAAGGAGAGACAGGTTAGGGAAAGGCACGACAAAGATAAGCCCTCTGCTTGGGAAATGGGCTTTGCCACAATGACGGGCGGCTTGGGTGGATTGTTATTCGGGACATACGATAGATATTCTAAAGCCTCAAGGGCCGGAAATATAGAGATTGAAAAGTTGAGGGAGCAGAATCGCCTCACGGATGCCGCTATGGGTAGAGCCGTTACTGGCGCAAGGACTGGTAGAACAGCAGCTAGTGTACGGGACAAAATATGGAGTGGCACGGATGAGCAGGAGTCGGCTGATGCGTCCAGTGTTTTCACTCATAACATTTGGAAACCGTATATTAACCCCCAAGATTCCGAAGGGAATCGGGTAAATATATTGGTTGGGCTTGACGACATTTTTAAGCCGGAAGACTCTTACGAGAAAAATGTTGAAGACATAGAAAAGGTTTATAAGAAGGCATCTAAACATAATCCGAAATCTGTCCTCTTGGCTCGTAAGATTAACAGCAGAATCTTGGGGGTAATGAAGGACAATGCAGAAAAGGTGTCAACCGAGGACAAGTTTGCTTGGAACAAAGAGAGACTTTCGGTTGCTGTTTACAAATCCTTCCCATCTTTATTTGATGAGGATATGCGGGAGTCTGTAATAAATAACATTAACTTTGCAGACGATAAGGCTCCTTACGATGCTATGGCCTCCAACGCAAAGCTCGCTGCAACACACTCCCTGTTTGATGCTTTAGCTGCAAGCAAGGATAGGAAGTTTGATAAGTTTAAGGAAAGGTGGAGACACGTTCTTGCCAACGAGAAGGGAGTATTATCTAATCAAGAGGCTTTGGATAATCTGTTGAGCGAAACGGTAGCGGATTCTAATGCAATATGGAATAACTTGGAAGTGTTAGAAACGCTCCAAGAAGATTCCAACATAGCTGGCACTGCCCTTGACAACGCGAACCTAAATGGTAAGCCACCCAAAGTAATCGCAAGGCTTGAGGAGGAGTTTAAGGCATCAAAGGCCAGACAGGAATTAGCTGCTACTGTTGCAGGTAAAACCGGAATGGAGCTTGTTGTTAATAAGGATGGCTCTTGGGGTGTTAGGTCGGAAGCGAGTGAAGGCCCATCATTGATAAAGAGCTACACTGATGAGAGGGGGCGTTATCGCTGGGTTCCAGACATCAATTCCATTAACAAGATTCAGGGAGCCACCCCAGCCGAAACCAAAGTTTTGCGTGTGAGGGCTTTGGCTGAAGCGAAGGCAATTATTGCAGACCTTACTAGGCATCCCGCAGGTTCACTGGTTTCTGCGCCAGCCGATTATGTCCCGCCGTTTGGTGTCGATGTAACCCCAAAAGATTATGATAAATTTGTGAGAGGTTTAACGGACGCAGACCATGATGAATATGCAAAGACATTTGATTCCGTTATTAAAAGGGTTTTGGACGAAGACAACAAGATCGAGATCACTCTGGAGATGGTTCGTGATGGCGGTTACGACGAGGCAACAGCCGACCAAGTGAACAGGTTGGGCGACCCAAGGGCTTTCAAATACATTGAGACGATTATTGAAAGGTTGAGGGCGGACAAGCGGAAAAACAAGTAGGCTATTACAATGGCAGCAGAACCTCCAACACAACCACCGATAACCGGAAGTGATATTCAGAGACTTTTGGGGTTAACCCCTGTCGTCAAGCCCGATGATGAGGAGGAGAAGAAAGAGGAGGAGGTTGTAGAGGAAGTCATAGAGAAGCCCAAGGTGATGACGGGTGAAGAGATGGCGCGTCTAGCGGGAGTCAAGTACGGGCCACGGGAAGAAGAGGAAGGTAAAGAGGGAACAGCCGCATGGGGTAGGCGACTTGCGATGGAGCAGCAGGAGGAGGCGGAAAGGAAAGAGGGCAGGTTATCTCTTCGTAAGCGTGTTGGGGCATTCCCACCATCCGAGGCGGCAGAGGAGGCTCCGTATCTTCTTGACCCCAGCCACCCTGAATATATTTCAGAGAAGGAATGGATAGCGCAACAGGAAGCCCAAAGAACCCAACCCAGATTAAAGCCTATTCGTCATATTTTGCGGGCAGGGCATCGTGACCCTACGTTGCCTAAAATAACTACACCCTTAACCGAGGAGGAGGTTGCGAAGCGAGAAAGGGAGATAAGGGAAAAGGAAGAGTCATACGCTCCTCAAGACCCGCAGTCTTTGAGTGAGGCAGCGTGGGGTGGCCTAGAGGGCGGAGTCAGATTGACTGAAGACATTGTTTCCGGAAAACCTATTGCATGGGCATTGAAGAAGACGTTTTTGGATGAAGAGACGGCAGAAGAAAGCGTGGCGGCTAGTGGCGAGATGACTGGGATGGTGGCTGGGCTAAAGTATGGGATGGATATTCAGAAGGTTCCCTTCGGGCATCCCATAGCAAAAGCATTTGCTCCACCCATAGGGATGGGTCTTGGTTATCTACTTGGGAAGTATCACTTCAAGGGGGAAGCACCCACAAAGGGAGAATTGGCACAGGTTATGACTTACGGGTCGGCATACAGTTCAATTCTTTCGCAGCTTCCCAAACTTGGATACCTGCGTTCGATAGGCATTGGTGCTGTTGAGCTAAACATCATAGGCGAGATTGCTGCCCAGCAGCAAAAGTTGATTGATGAGGGCAAGCCGTCACCCATTGGCACTGATGAGTTTTGGAACAGGCATCTTCTTGAGACTGGGCTTGGTGCGCTAGTGGGTCTTGCGGCGGCGCACAGCGGTAAGCCTCCCAAGCTGCCATCATCCGGAGACAAGGAGGTTGCAGCCCTGAAAGGGTTGGAAGGGAAACACGCACGGCTTGCCAAGGCCCAAAGACTCCTTCAGGACAAGGCTCTTAACCCGAAGGCACACCCCGATGCAAAGTCAAGCGCAGTCGCAGACCTTGAGATACTTG